CCTGCGATTAAATGCACCGGGACTGTTTAACAGATATGGTGTTGCCGTGTAGTTGACGGCCAAGTCCTGAAGCCCCTGAGGGCTGGGCACTGCGCTTTTACCGAACACAAAAGATGCAAAAAAACGAGGCCAGAGTGAACATACTATGAAGACTGGGAAGGTGACATTGGAGGATCTGGAGCAACTGCAGTTCCATGAACTGCAGCGGTTGGGAGAGAGCATGGGATTCAATATCACAAACTTGCGCTCTGACAAGATGGAGCGCTTGCGAGAGAAGATAGCTATGCGAATTTCCGCACAAGGGAAATCGCGCAGCAACAGGACTCCCCATATCATCAAGAGTTTGAATCAGAGAGAGATCTCAGTTCTTGACTCTGTCTTAGATGGGAAAAATATCATAGATAGACACTTATATAATGGACTTGTGCGGTCTTGTTTACCAAGTCAGGTGGTAGACCGGGTAGCCCTGGTTGTGAAGACCATGGAGCCTGCCAAGAAAACCAAGAAGGGGTACTTGGATGCACTTAGGAGCATCGGAGTCATCTTTCTTGCAGGTGGAAATGCCACCTATGTTGGAGAACGCAATTGTGACGCTTTGGTCAACCACCAAAGACGGCGAGCAATGTGGGTCAGCAAGGTAAGAGACATCTTACTAGATCGTGCGGGTGACGCGAACCCGGATATTGATCTGCTAGACCTCCCCGATCCCACTGATGTTGAAATAGCAAAATGGGCACAGGACGCAAAGACGATGCCTCCTGATCGCGCGGCGGCTTTCGCGATAGCATTAGAGGTGAAGCAAGAGAGATTTGCCTTGAAGCACTCGCGGATGAGCAAGAAGGTTAGTGAGCGGAATATTAGATTGGGCCGCGCGGACAAGATCGCGCGCATGGCCCATGTCGGACCGCGGAACACGCGTCTTGCCAGTTCGCACGGGGAAATTACGGAGGGTGATGACATGTCGGGCCCTCCCGACGTAACGATGAGTAGCGGTAGCGGGAGTAACAGTGGCAATCGTCACCACCACCAGCGGCAGGGCAAAATGAATGCTGCTGGGAGACCGCGACGCCGAGAAAGAGCTGATGAAGTAGAAATGGAGGGGACAGGGAACTGCCCAATAGAGGAAGAAAAACCCGTGATGACATGTTGTCTGCCAGGGCCAGTTGACCCCCATTCCGCGTACACATCTAGTGTAGCGTACCAATGGGTCACAGCCAAGGACAACCACGACCAAATTCGGGGGATGAATAGCGTGCATCCGGGACTGAGAACGATGTTTGGTCTCGACGAGACAGCCCTCTTTGACCGTGAGAATAGGAGTGAATGGAATAGTGGAATCACCGTTCGTGTGGTAACCATTGAACCAATTCCTGAGGGCAATGGTCTCGTCGACTGCAGGCTGCCACAGCATAGAGTAGTGGCCATGAAGTCAGGGCCAGCATGGGCGCTAGTGACACTGGAGAAGTATGAGTTTTGGTGCATGCCAGAGATGGGAACCACGCACCTTCTCATTGCTGTCGGGGTCGGTATGGTGACATATGTGGTCGCTTGGTTTAAGGCCTCGCGATTGTCATTTGGAACCTTTGTCTTCGTCACTATCGTCCTCATGGGGATTGCCAATTTTGTTGTTTGGGCCAAATGCCAAATATTGAGGTGGTTCAGTACCGGTAGCGTGAGCACGCATTCGGAAGTGATGTTACGCTCACGAGTGGACATGAGAGCGACCATGACTGCTTTTTCACACTCCCCAGGCGACTGGAAGAGCACTGAAACGAAGTCAATTGTCCGGATCAAGTCGATGGCTGAGCACAATCATAATGAGCAGTTCCTCATCAACATATCAGGATCCCGCCTTGTATGGCGAGCAATGTGGGCAGCCCAAGAAAGCATGGCTAGAGATGCTCGGCTAAATTTTTAACCCCGGAGAGATATCCGACTTATCTCCGGGGATATAGAGTCGGTCAATTTGTGGTTGCATTGAATGAACCCAGCGAGAGACTTAGAATCACGGTGAAGAAAACCACAGCTAGGAAACCAGTTGTGGTTGCTAGATACGGTAGATTCGTTGTTTTGCACAAGTTGACCGGCGCTCCCTTTTTCCCCCCTTTTATCCCTGATCTCCATCATGTGTCTAACCAAGTAGCATCTATAGTCCACAGATTTGGCTGTAAGATGCCACGATATGACGGTGATGTTTTCAGCGACTTTTATACTTATTCGCGTGTGTTTTTGGTCAAGAATCTCGAACCTCTTATCTCTAGAGAGGTCGAGGATTTTGACGGGTGGTTGTCGAATACTCCCTACACGTCCGTCCGCAAACTTTATCTCGCGAGTCTTCGCCATAGTGAGATCGCCTGTGGCAAGAAAGTGTCAGAGTGTCTTAGCTTTATTAAGTGGGAGGGTTATATGGAACCTAAGAATCCTAGAGCCATCAACAGTCCTAGTGACCTTTCTAAGGTCATCTTGGGGCCTCTCTTTAAAGCCATAGACAAGAAGACATTTGAGATGAAGTGGTTTGTGAAGGGCACAGATCCAAAGCAATGGCCTAGCAGGTTACGTGATCTTTTCGGGAGAAGGCCGGTTGTTGGTACTGACTTCAAGTCTTTTGAGTCGCACCATAGGGATGGGTTTAGTAGGATAGTCCATTTTTGGATCATGCATATGATCCGTGGATTGCCTGTTGCCCACTCGACAAGGCGCCTCATATCTAAGCTTGTTCTCGGCCACAACGTCACGAAATTCTCGACCTGTAAGGCAGAGATATTACAAAGACTGATGAGTGGGGCCCTCTGGACCTCGTCTGCAAATGGTGTATTGAACCTTCTTATTATGTCATACTTGACTTCTAGGAATGCAATGCCCCACCTTACCCCGGAACAACTAGCATTTTATGCGTCAGAAAGTTTCGTGGGGGTGTTTGAAGGCGATGATGGTCTTAGTAGTGCCACTAGAGTAGATAGAGATCTCATACAGCGTTTGGGCGTGAAGCTTACCTTGGACGAGAGTCCCAGTTTTGACACTGCTTCTTTCTGTGGCATAGTCTGCCAATATGAAAGTGATGCGGTTGTGACTGATCCAGTCAAGGTTTTGCGGAGTTTTTTTGTCATACCACCAAAGTATATGAATTCTAGCCCAAAGATTCATATGCAATTGTATAGAGCGAAGGCTCTGAGTTACAAGTATGCATACAATGATTGCCCCATTGTAGGCCCTTTGTGCCACAAGATTTGCGATTTGACCCGTTCTGTAGATGCCAGAGTGATATCGTCTGAGACGAAACTGTGGCGCTTACGAGACGTGCCGATCAATGAACTAATGGCACAGTGGAAAAACACACCGAAAGTGTCCGATGAAGCTAGAGCTGTGGTTAGTCAGCAATTTAGAGTCAGCGTTGAACAACAGCTGATCATAGAGAGTGAAATAGCCGCGTCTGTGGATGGCATTTTTAGAGTAGATCTAGAGTTATTTGATTTGGAGACTGGTTCTGTGAGCCATAAATTGATGCGTGACTGTTTTGAACATGCTCGCATCAATCTTTCCGACCATGAACCAGAGGGGTGGAATGGCCCCAGCCCCGTTGATGCGATAGTCAAGAATGGCCTTTATGTGGGCAGCATTGGCATTGTGCCTAATAAGCATGATCGCGGATTCCGGGGCAAGATTGAATACGGACACTAGTTACGTTGATGGGCATGCGGAGCGGAACATCCACGCTCTGGCGGCAGCTGGCCCGCCCCTTGCACACAGGTTGCCCACGTGAGCTTGTAGTGGATGTTTAATTACGAGTGTTAATGTGCAACGCCAGAGCCTAGGCAGCACCTTGGTTGGTGGTGGATACCAAACCGGTTTGAGTGCTCCCTGGGAGTCGCCAGGCATCATATGGCGGGCGCGTGTTTCCACGTGTCCAGTTGGTTACTATAAACCGGG